ATACGAACTTACTTACATACAAATCCTATATTTGTAGATAATAACGAACAATATTATTCATTCATAGGTCTAAAGGTAGAATCGGTATGTTATTCTTGTTTTAAAAACAAACCTAAAGTATCCATAAATTCTTTAAAAAATAGAGAACTTGGTCTAGTTAAACGTATACACCCCAAAAGTATATCTAAAACGAAAGATGAAATACTTTTTTGGTATAACAGTCTCGTAAAAAAAGCTGTCAGGGAAGGGGTAGATATCGGAAATTAATTATTTCTTTACGTATACTAATGAAACGTGTATTTAATAATTTCTTTATAATTCTTCTCACGACTCTCGTGTATGGATTCATCTATAGTATGATGGGACCCGAAGATTTCGATTTTAAGAGCCCGTTAGATCCATACTATTTCGCTACGACAACGATGTCGACTGTGGGATTCGGTGATATATCACCTAAGAGTGACCGTGCTAAACTGTTAGTCATGTCACAACAAGTTATAATTTTGAGTGAAGTTTGGTATTTTATTTTACTCTCTAAAATTAAATGGGTGTAGACCCAGATCTAGCTATAGTCATGAAGGGTTTAGATGAATATAGAGACTATTTACCGGAAGGTAAATACATAAAAATGTGCGACGCGCTTAAACGGCTACATGAAAAATTGAAAAAACCCAGACTGCGAATTCCTACGATAAGATTTACTACGATGGATGTGAAATATATATGGTGGTTCTCATCACTCGTCACCATAGTAAAAATTTCCGGAGATATAAAAAGAAAATTTACTTCCTTTTCTTAAAAAAAACAACCTAAGTCAATCGAGCTTTTGAAATTTTTAAACTGAAAAAATGGA